TCTCGCCTTTTCTTCGGCTTCAATCTTGAGAGACTTGTCTAATTTGGCTTGCCACTGAGATACTTCTGTTTCATGCTCCGAGCGTGCCTTATTGACCTTTTCCCATTCATCTTCTGCCTGATGCTTGAGACGCACCGAGTCAATCAGGTCTGGTGTTCCTTCAGCAGACTTCAATTCCCGCTCCCGTTCCTTTTGCTTGAGTGACCTTACGGTTTCCTCTAGCGCAGAATGTCTCTTTACCTGTGCATCGTAGTTCCGTTGCAGGACAGAGTGAGATTCGAGAGTGGTCTTCAGAGTTCTGCCGAGTTCCGCCTTTGCTGCATTGATTCGGTCTTGCAGTTCCTTTGAGGAAAGCGTTAAGGTTTCCTCTTTCTCTATTGTTTCTGGCTTTTCCCCTGAGGTAGTTTCAGGTTCGACTGTCTGGGTCGTTGCCTCACCAGCCGTGTCTCCGCTAATTTCGCTCTTTTTCCTAGCCATGATACTAATATTCCTCCTGTTATTTATTAAACTACAAAGCTACTTCATAGCTTTAAGTTTCCGTTCAATCTCCTCTTTGAGTTTATCTATCTCAGACCTTTTTTCAGCTAACTCCATGCCAATTTCTTCCTCTGTGGTCAAGCCCGCCTCTAAGTCGTATTCCTCAATGGTCTTGGAGACAGCCCCTATAAGATACAACCAAGCATCCAGTTCGGGATGATTCCTACGGTATTGTAATCTGGCTGCACTTCGAGACATATCCTCAGAGCCGATAAGGACATCATAAACAAGATACATCTCATAGACTGCTTTAGGCGGGACTTTGCTGAAATCCCTTTCCCCAGGCTTCCACCCTTCCTTGCCATCCGTCTGCCTATAAAGGTCGGTCATAGCCTTGTAGAACTCAGGATGCTCCATTAAATACCAGTCATCGTCAAACCAGTAGGTAGCCCTAGCAGGCTTGGGATTGGCTCTGGTATAGGCGTAATAGCCTACATAATCAGGGACAAATTCCTCTTTGCCGATGAACATCAGGTAAGCCTTACGCTCCCATAGAGCCTGCTGAAAGTCAGGGTTACGGAGAAGCAAGCCTTCCCGTTTGGCTTGCCGAACAGTCTCGTTTGCTACATAAAACTTTGAAGCACCGTCTGAGTAGCCTTCATATTCTTCAAACAAGTCCTGAAATTCAAAGTAGATGTCATCATAACGCTTGTCCGGTATCTTGCTGGCATCTATCTTGTCGTGAACATTACTGCCCATAATTTCAGCATTGAGGAATATCAGTTCAAGGTCAGGGTTATTAAGAAGATAGCGTTCTTTGACATAGCCTTTGTCCGATAGTTCGTAATAAGCGACATACTTATCACGGAGTTCGTCTGTAACGGGTATTGTTCTTCCTTCAACTCCCTTTTCAAGAAAGTTAATTACTAGGTTATATCTGTTTAGCCAAAGTTGATTCCAAGATTCATCCCCCATCCAAGAAGCATCTTCTGGATGAGTTTTCAACCATTCCAAAGTATCAATATGTGATTGTTTTGCGTTTCTCAGAAATTCGATAATATCATATCCAATAGTTTCTTTGCCTTGTAGAGTATTTATAATCTCATCAAATTGAGTAACAATATCTTTCTCATGTTCCAGAGTCCAGCCAGCTCTTGGTTTCTGCCCTTTGGCAAAGTTATCCAAAGCAGACTGATGGATATTTCTATCTTCAATCATATCGTTGGCGAGTTCGTTCCGCCATTCTTCGGTAGTGTACTCGGTTTGAGTTATCACAATTTCCTCTGGTATTTCCAGAGAATAGAAATCACGCTGCCGTCTGGCTATTCGGTAATCATCATTCTCTGGTTGCCGTAGAAATTCAGTTCGTAGCAGGATACCAGTTTCAGGGTTCTTTGCATCGGGGTCAATAGCATCATATTCGGTATCCTTATCACGCCATTGGGCGGTTATCCGCAATGCTGGTATATTCCATTTATCGCTGGCTGGCTCTAGCATACCAGCCTTAACCGCTTTCTGGTATAGGTCTGGATGGTCAGCCAACCATACCTTTACCTCTGCACTGGCTGCCCCATACTCAAATGTTATTTCTCCCCGCTTCGCCCAGAGTTCAGCCTCATCTTTTGTAAAGAATTTCTCAAAGGCTTCTATTCGTTCAAGGTCAAGTCTGAGTTCACTATTAGGGAACTCCTTGTCAAATGCCTTCCACCTATCTTTAATATCCTCGATGTAGGTGCCTGGCTTTTCCTTATCGCCAAGCGACTCCCAGTATTCGTATTCGGTGGTATTCTTTACCCGCAGGTTTATCGCCTCGTAAGACCACTGGACATAGAGACCCCTTTCCTCTGGAGTAGGCAATCCGCCCTTATCGCTAATCAGTTTCTCTTTTAGAGCGTGCCGGTAGGCATCCATATTTTCAAAAGCCCACAACTTCACCTGCGGACTATTGCCACCGAACTCATCGGACTGTCTGCCCCTCTCAACCCAGGACTCTATCCAGTCATCGGCAAACTTATTGGCGATTGCCTCAATCCTTTTTTCATCGTCAAAGTATTCGCTCTTGGGAAACTTCTCAAGGAACTTGGCTTTCCTTTCCTTCAAGTCCTCAATGAAAGTATCGGGACTATCTTTATCCGAAAGAGTCTCATAGTATTCCCTTTCGGCTCTATTCTTGGCTTGAAGTTCGTAATATCTGATAGGCTGTTCTGGTGCATTAAGTTTCAACCATTTAAGCAATTCGGGGTCTTTGGCTAAGATAAGCATTGCCTCGGCACTATTTGCCCCATATTCCTGAACCGCCTTTTCTCTCTCAAAGTAGTTCTCAACCGAACCTTCAGGGGGCAAGGTCATCGGGGGTAAACCATCCTCTGGGTAGTCCAGAGACTTTACTAGCCCTAGAAATTGATTGTAGGCTTCCAGAGTGAGTATCCTTGCCTGACCGTGAAGTGCTAATAAGGCATTTTCTTTCGGATGAGACTTTAGCCAGTCCGTTCTTTTATTTGCTGTTAGTTCAGGATGAGTGTCAAGAAACTCCTTCTGTTCTTGTGGGCTGGTCAGGTTATGATATTTCTGGAGCAAGACATATTCGTTCTGGCTCATATTGCCGAGATTAGCATTGGGATATTTCTTGTCAAATTCCTCCAGCTTCTTCGGGTCGGTTATTCTCTGTCTCTCATACCACTGTTCAACATACTGGAAGAAGGTATCGCCCTTCGCTGGGTCAACATTTATCTTAAAAAGAAATTCATTCGGCAGAAGGTCAAGTTGCTTTTTGATTTCCCTGCCTTCAGCAATGGCGATTATCTTCGGGTCAAAGTCCTGTTTCTTCATGTCCTCGATGGTAAGGTCTTTTGTCCAGTTAGCGTCACTCCAAAGGTCTTTTGAGTTATAGAGATCTGGTTTCTGCACAGAATACGGTTTAGCCTCTGTATCTTTCGGCAGACCAAGTTGCCGAATCTGCCTGTCCAGATAGGTATTATCCAGAGTAACAGGATTAACGCCCATAAACTGACCTATCATTTGCTGGAAGATGTTTTCTTTATACTTCTCTCCTTGCCTGATAGCTTCGACACCAGCGCCAGCAGTCAAAGGCAGGAAGTTTTCAAACTCATAAGCCAGAAACCGCAGAACATTCTCAGGGAAATCGCCCTTGATTATTTGCTGCTTAGAATAATCTCTGTTAAGAAGTATGTCTATCTGAGTACCGATAGCGGGACTGATTCGATTCTTCAAATACATTCCCAGTCCCACAAACGGCAAAGGAATCGGTGAACCTTCAACTTTCTGCGGATAAACCGCCCGGAAGATTGCCCGGTAGGGACCGCCAATCGGAATCCTCGTATTGCCGATAATGATTGAGAGGAACTTGCCATTATGCGGGTCTGGGTTTATCGCATCCCAGACTGCTTTCAGAATGTCATCATCATCCCCGCCTTTAGCAGCAGCAGTTATGGCAGCCGAAGTCGCTGATACTGCCATTGTGGTAACTCCGCCGATAATTACGGTCTTAACGGCTAGACTCTCCTGCGGAGTCAATGTTTGTCTTAACATGATTTTCCCTAATCCATTGACTGCCTGAGCTAATAAACTCGCTGGCTGCCTGATGAATGAATACGAAGTAGGAAGTGCCCGCAAGAAAGCGTGTCTGGCTTGAGATTGCCCTAATCTCACGGCACTTACTAGAGGATAAACTTTACCAGCTAAATCAGCAGCAGCTACTTTAGCCTCCAATTCTGGTATGCCGTGTTTCATCATATTCTTATAAGTCCGCTGCCAGAGATTGAAAGAGCCTCTGGTAACAGTTAAATAAGTTGTCTCGGTAAATCTATCAAAGCCTGGTATCTTGCTCAGGAAACCAGCAGCATATTCTCTCGGTGTTCCAGTTAATCCTCTGCCCATGAGTGAGGCAAACTGAGACCACTCATTAGGATTGTTGGCAATATCATCGGCTAGGGCTTCAATCTTGAGTGACCTCAGCCAGTCATGAGTTTGCATCGCCGTTCTGGTTGCACCCGCAGCAGACTTCAAAGAACCCCAAGGGTCAGCCAAAACTCCGATAACTCCCTGAATGGCAAAAGGGGAGAAGTCGCCTGAAAAGGCTTGCCCTCTCCATCTCTCCACAAAATTCAAAGCAGGATTACTGCTAACCCGCCTCGACTCCCGTATCAATTTAGCCTGTTCCGCAGGGAAGTATCGGAATAATCCTTCTTGAATAAAGACGTAAGGTTTTAGATTCGCTGCTTCCCATGCTGGTCGTAACTCGCTTATCTGGCTTTTGAAATTATCTATCTCATCCTGTATGGCAGCGATATTCATGCCAGCCCGTTTGCCTCTGGTTATCTCAACATCCAAATCCTCACGGAGGTCTGCCATATCCGTGCCTTCCACTGGGGAATTGAGGAACTTATTAACGGCAGCATCTAATTTGAAACCTAGTCTTTTGGCACTTCCTTGAAGAGACTGGAGTTGCTTTTTCAGCCCAACCATCTTATTGAATAAAGCGGGATGGGTTTTCTCCATCGCTTCAAGCCTGGTCAGACCACCGATAGCAACACGATAAGTTTGCCCACCAGCAGCCGAAGCCTTAAAGTTATCAAGCCCTTCAAGCAACTTTTGAACATCGGTTTCAGGCTTGAAAGATTTATCATGAGCCATCCTCTCTCTAGCCGTCTGCCAGACACGGGTTTTGCCTCTGCCAAGTGTAACGGCTCTAATCTCAGAACCGAGATATTCAAGAACATCCTCTGAAATATCCACATTGGGCAGAAAAGCACCGCCTTCCTTGGCTTGGAATCTGCCTATCTCAGCATTATAACCAGTAACAACATAATCAAGAAGTTGGTCGTTTCTGGTTTCTATATCGCCGAGAACTCTTTGCTGCTCGCTTGAAAGTTTATAAAGTTCTGGATTATCGGCAATGTCCTTTAAGGTGCTGGTGATAGGATTCTTCGCCTGTTCAGCAGTCCCGATGAATCTCGCATTTGTCTTTTCGCCTTTTAATGAATCCTTGCCAAAAACCTCTCTAATATCCCTGAGCAACTTCATACGAGTTCCCATAGCCCAGACCGAGACATCGCTTCGGGCAGCATTCTCGGCAACCATAGCCTCAAGCACTTTCTGATTTTCGCCAGCCATTTTAATCCCAGGTTGCTCGAACTCAAGCAACTGCCTGACACCCGGTATTCTTCTCAACATCGGGATTATTGCCCCAGTCTTATCCTGCCTTACCTGCTCCTGAGACTGAGTGATGATTCTGGTTATGTCACCGCCAGTAGGTTTAGGCTTTACTGGGATTGGCGGAGGTGTTATTGATTGAGGTGGCGGAGGTGGAGTAACTTCCTCTTCGGCAACTTCAGGCATGATATATTCAGCAGGTGTAATAGCCCCGCTTTGTAATCCTGCTATTCTATCCTGTATCCCCCTTGCTTCAAGTATGCCTTCTCTTAACGATTCGCCATCGGCATAGCCTCTTTCAGAAGCTAATTCATCTAAAGCCAGTTCCCACTTGATATGTTTCCCGTCTGGGCTTAAAATCGCTGGCATAACTGTTGATTTGCCAGTCAAATCTTTATATTGCTGAATAGTTAAATCGGGAAGCTCACCTTTCATTTTGCCAGCCCGTTTGATAATACCAATCAGGTCTCTGGCTGGATGATTGGTTAAAGTTTCCTGTAATCCTTCTATCTCAGCAGTACGTCTTGCCTGCTCTAGCTTTAGTTGGTCTTCCATTGAGATTTGGACTATCTCACCCTTGCCTCTGGGTCTAACTTCTCTGGCAGCGACTTCTGGCAACATAGCAGGTTGCAATCCAGCTTCAGGCATCCCAGCTTCGGGGGTGGGAAGTTTGGCTTCTGCCTTTAAACGACTTTGAACTATTGCCGTCATTTCCTTGTCGGTAAAATCGGAGGCACGGTAAGTCTTCCCCTCAAACATTTCCATTCGCCCAGTAAAATCCTCAATTTCCTGATTTGTTAAAGGGGTTTTCTTTTGGAGAATTGCCTTTGTTTCCTCTGGTAAAACCTCTGGTGCAGGTGTAACAACTTTGGGTAATACCGCTCCCCTCATCTCCGCTATCTTCTTATCTAATCCGATTATGACATCATCGGCAAAGCCCTTTCCATATTGCCTCTCCAGGGTTACCTGCTTCTCTTTCTTAGTGGCGAGGTCAGTCCGTAGACTCTCAATTTCTTCAACTTTCATACCCGCAATCTGCTGGCTGATATATGTTTCAACTTTAGGCTTCAGTTCAGGAACTTTCACTGCTTCGGGTGGTTTCACTATCTCTGGTGGTTTAACTGCCTCTTTTGTTGGTTTCATCCATTCCTTAGTTTGCGGGTCTTGAACCCAACCCTCTCTTGTCTTTTGCTCAGTAGATATTCTCACTGCTTCTTCTTTGCTGACTCTAATCATTTTGCCCGCAGCACCAAAGATAGCAAGGGGCAGACCTTGAAGTCCAGAACTGATAGCTACATCAGCCCATCCAGCAAGTATTTCCTGTTCTGGATTAAATATTTTTATGGCAGCGTTCTGTATTGCATTTTGAGCCTCACCAAAGACAAGGAACATAGCTTCAGTTTCAGTGAATTGCTTTATCCCTTGTTTCAGAATATTCCGAACAACCAATTTAGCTGTCTCTTCGGTGACTGTCTTCTTGAATAAATTAAATGCTGCCGGGCGTAATCCCTGAAGCACTCTTCCCACAGGTAAGAATAACAATGCGTTTGAGACTACCCCTACCGCAGTTCCCAAATAGGCTGCCTGGTCTTCGGTCGCTCCATTTGCCAACAGTAACTCATTAGTTTCCTGTATCTGGGAGGGGGTTAAAGCAGTAATCACAGCTATTAAAGGTAAAGGGTTCGCGGTGGCGGTGCTACCTATAATGCCACCCAATAATGCTAACATCCCTGGTAAACCACCAGCAAGTTGATTCGCCCAGTAACCCCAGTCTCTTGCTACTTCAGGGTGGTTCTGGATTATATCTAGTGGATTCCCCTGCCATTCGGGGCGAGATTGCAGTTCAGGGTGCTTATTAAGCCAATCCTGATGTTCTTGCTCATTTTTAGCATAGGTTTGACGAAAAGTATCACGCAATGCTTTATTCCGAGCGTCAGATACATCAGCCCATTCATCCCCTTGTATTTTTCTTTCTAGGGGAGTCATGTTTCTAAATAAGAGATTGGGCAGGGCATTTACAAAGTATTGCTTTGTCCTAAATCCTAGTTCACCGAAGGCAAGTCTAGCAGTATCCCAGATGTCTTTTACCTTGCTCTCAGCAGGTCTGGTAGTAATCTGCCGTGTGATTGGATTGTATGAGCCAACCTTATTGCCGTTCAGGTCGTAGGCATCGCCAGTTTCAGGGTCAATGTTAGCCAGTTTTCGAATCCCCTCTACTTCTACCACCATCTGTTTTGGGACAATTACCCTCTCGGTGTATATCTCGTCAATAGACTGGTCAGTAGCCCCCAAGTCTTTGAGCATTGATTCGGTCTCTTTAGTTCTGCCCTTAGTAATTAAATCCTGTAAGAAAACATCGGGGTCAATCTGAGCTAAGGTAGCGACATCATTCAGCGTCAAATCAGGCATATCAGGATACAGGTTCTTCAGGTATGCTGGGGGAGTTAATTCAGGAAGTCTATATCCTTCCTTAGACGCCTCTCTTCTTTCAAAGGCTTTCTGCGCTTCGGTAAGTTCCCTACGCCCAGCAGTTTCAGGCAAAGGCGCAATCGGTTCTGGCTCTTTTGTATATTGGGTGAGTCCTGTTACCATTAAAACACCTTCGGCAGTTTTGATTGCCTTTTCAAAATGGACTGCCTCAATCGTTCAACCAGCAGATTAGACCTTCCCATCGGCATCTGCTTCTGGACAGCCCGATTGATTATCTGCTGAGATAGCTTCTGTAACTCCTTGTCAATAAATGGCATCAGATTGCTGCCTCCTGTTCCATTTCTCCAGCCCCAGGCGGTTCCATTTCCCTGGTCGTTCTGGTTTGTCCTACTGGCGGAGCACCGGGACCAACCATCAGCGCAGCCGCCTTTTCCTCAGGCGAAGCTTCAGGAAGTTCTACGCCAGTTAGTTTCGCCACTTCCTTTTGAGTGGTCCCTTCAAGAGTCTGCCCTACTTCAATGAGCAGTAATCTGGCTTCGTCTCTCAATGATGGATTGTTTTCCTCTTCCGCCCGCCTATCGTAAGCTCTAGCCATTTCAAACAGGGCTAAGGCTCTGCTTATCTTCCGGGCTGATTGAATCAGGTATTTCTCATCAATCTCGTCATAGTCCCGATACTTCAGGATAGTCTTGCGGATGCTCCTGTCATCCATCCATCTGGAAGCCATGTTAGCCAGACCGTAGGCAGCCGCCGTTTCCTCCGGCAGAGCGGTCAGGTATTCAAAATCAACCGTGTAATCGCCAGCCAAGTCATCAGCCGTATAAGTCCGCTTCTTGCCATGCCTGCCGATGGCAGCCGACATCTTGAAAGTGTTAAACTGCCATGCCGCCTCTTTGAACAGGAGTTTCTTGAAACGCTCCATAGTCTTTATTCTGGGGGTGAATACCTGTCTTGAAGCACCGGCCAGAGTTGCGATAGCCACCTGTGAAAGCTGGAACTGGAGGTTCCCCCAGTCTATATGGCTGATTGAGCCTCGTTGCAGAGCACCGCCCAGCATAGCCTGAAAGAATCTTGTAGAAGCCTGAATATCGGGAGCTTCTATCCTTTCTATATCCTCACCAGTTTCAAGGGCAAGGATACGACCTAATCTATAAACTGGCTCATCGGGTAGTTTTTTACCTGATTTACTCTTTAGTTTTTGAGGCGGTGATAATGTCAGCATATTCTGAGTTTCCATAATTGAGGCAATCCTGTTTAGTTCAGGGTAGAGTTCCCTGTTACCCGAGAAGATGGAGTCGCCCCTTATCCTCAAGGCTCTGATTGAAGTGTCCAGAAAAGTGCCCTGCTGGCATAAGGCAATGACAAATGGGGGGTGTCCAAGTTTATTTGGTACGGCTTCGTAAAATTTACCATCTAAGAAGACAACTTCCTCAAGGTTATTCCAGTGGTCCCATCGTGTTACAACATCGCCTGCGGATTGGCCAGGTCTGTAATCAGGGTATTCCTCACGACACATATCCTTGTCGAGAACATCCCAGAAGGCAACTTTGGATATCCTTCTCCCTCCGACTGCGTAAACACATTTGCGGGAGTCTACTGGCAAAAGGTCTATATCAAATCCATTCCTGTCCTGTGAAAGCAATATTCTTGCAATCATTCTGCCCCTGATGGCATCTTGCTCCCACAGGTAAGTGTCTAAATCTGGCATCAGGACTTCGTTCAAATGGTCGTTGGCAAGATACATCAGGTCGTGCCACCAGTCCTCGATTACCTTTGTCTCATGCCCATCCAGTTCCTTGCCGTTCCTTTGCCCGTTTATCTCGATATTCTCCACCGACTCATTGAGAACCGACAGCACCCTTTCGCCGAACACTCTGGCATCGTTCATGGTGACATTGACCACATCCTCCAGAACATCATTTGGCGACTTGACATCTCTGAGAACATACGGTTCTTGAACCCACAGTTTCTCATCCTCATCCATGCGTTGAAAGACGTGCTTGCCCCACTCCATATTGACCGAGTTAATCCATCGCATAGTGTCATCATCGGAAATCAGGGGCATCTGTGCCGATAACGAGGTTGACTGCGGGACTGCCTTCGAACCTTTAAGGTCTGCTATTTTCGTCATTAAACTCTCCTGCCTACTGGAGCTCTTTCAATATCTCCCGAAGTTACCGATAGCGGTCTGAACTGCGTCATCATATACCTTTCCGCATCCATGAAGTGAAAGGCCTCTTTGGCTTCAATCTTCTCGGTCAGGTTATACATGTCATCCAGTTCCCTTGAGTAACTGGTCTTTTCCGCCAGATAGTTCTGGCAAGTCCTGAAAACCTTGTGCTTATGCAACTTCTCAAAGCCATAGACCCGCATGATGCCGGACTCGACATTGCCGTCAAGGGGCTTATCAATCCGCCATCCCGCCTGGGTGAAATCGCCCCGCCATCCTTCTTCGGTTGGCGAACCGCCATAACGGTTGGCTATCCTCTCGCCTTTTGACAACTCAATCCAGTTGGTAACATGCTCAAAAGTGGAAAGCCCACCAAATGAGTAATCCCGATATGTATAGAAAGTGCCAGTGCTGGGGTCATACGCTCTCCACAGAGCCACCGTATGCACTGGCCCGAAGTCATGCCCGACATATCTCGGCCAGTGGGGAGGAATCGGGAACGGCTCGATGACATCGTTTACCGAATCGAAGGCATCGTAAATCAATCCTGCGGGCTTGGTGAACCTGCCCCTGTGGAATAAATCGAACTTCCACGCCGGCATCATCCTCCGCATCCGTTGGAATTCCTCAATCGGGAAAGCGGGGTTGGCGGTTGAGTCAAACTGGATGACATCAATATCGGGGTTGCCCTTCACCCACTCGTCATAAATATCGGTCTTGAGCCAGCCCAAGCCGTAAAGCGTGGTCGTAATTAAAATCCTTGCCTTGTTTATGAGTGTTCTGCGCTGCACCGCTTCCCAGGTCTCCCTGCGGAACTGCTTTTGTCCGGCTTCATCAAGCCAGACCCCCTTGACGGTAGCCGACTCCATTGACTCTGGGTTCTGCGCCGAACCGATTATCACTCTGGTCGGCACATCGGCATCGGGAAACAGGATGGTATCCGTCTTTTTCCTTGCCGTTTTCTTGGTGTGGAAGGTGAATATCTTGCGGTTCTGGTCGTAAACGCCGTAGTGAAATAAGTCCCCGAACACGTAAAGGAACTCAGGCAGCAGTTTCCTATCTAGTAGGGGGAAAGTTGAAGTGCCTACCAGATAGTCCCCAGACCCGCAGGTTCTTATTTCTCTGTCCAGCCAGTGAGGGCCGAAAGAGGTCTTGCCCCCCTGCGACCCCGCCTGCATATCAATTACCCGCTTCTTCGAGAGCCAAGTCCTTACCTGCCCAGGATGGAAATTAACCCTTAATGTCCCGTCAGGCAGTATCTCCCGAAACGGTTTGACTTTCGTTAATGTCTCAACCATACGGCATTTCACCTTATTCTCAACGCTCTTTGAACTGTCTCCCGGCTTATTCCCAGTTCGGTTGCCAGTTCTTTCGTGCTTTTACCTGCCCCAGTGAATCGCCTTCGTATTTCTTGGTATCGCATTTCAGTTCCCCGACAAACCATACCTGTATGTCTGTCGTCAACACACTGAGGAAATGGACACGAGAGACACTGTGGCGCAAATCTACAGCCTTTATCGGCATAATCCATAATCTACCACCATCTCAGCACTTCTTCCCCTTTTTCTTCTTATGTGGGTGTGGCATAAATTCTCCCTAATCTTTCACATTATAATCATGCGACAGGTCTTCCCCGCCCAATCAGCCAAATTGGAACTTGTGCCATCGCTCTGCGGTTCAATATACCAGAAATCTAAGTTCTGGTCTACCATGCAATTTAAGGCGTGAACTTCTGACCAGAAAATCCCCTTTGCCAACCCACTCCACCCAGGTACGGTTAATTGCCCCTGAAGCCGAAACGCAAAATCTGAACAACGAAACCTTTGTAAATCGTATTTCTGCCTGTTGGTATCATCAAGCCTCAGAAATTCCTCAATGTCTTCAAGATTGCAAAGGTCGTAAATCTCCCTAGCCATGAATACTTGGGCATCAGGAAACTTCGTCCTTAATAGTAAATATAAATCCCCCCAACCTATTGCTGCCCTCAGAGTAGGCAGAAACGCTTTCGGCTTATCGGATTTGCTAAAACACATCTTCTTCCCAATCCCTGACCCACTGTGGATACAGGTCAATACCCTCGAATTCCCGCCCACCGCAGTTGTCGCATCTCTCGGTTTCAAGTTCTGTTATCTTGCCACAGTTCTTGCAAAGTTTATACATCGAACTTAATCCTTTTAATTCCTCTTGGGGTCTGATGCCCCAGGGAAAGGAAACGCTTGGGCAACCCCCGCCTGATTCGGTATTACAATGCTCGGCTGCTTCTTTACCTTCCCTTCTTTGATTGATGTGACATATATCGTTCCACAACTTGAACAAATATCAGTCGTCACATGGTAGGCAGGTAACTCCGTCCCCATCGGTAGCTTTGCCTCTAACCCCTTGTCTAAACATACCCCCTCTATCACCTGAAAGGCAAACGTCAACTCCTTCCTCATGCGCCCCTTGCCTTTCTCTCCATTGCCCAGAGATTCACAGTAACGGTCTTTAGAACCACAAACAGGACATGCCTTGAACTCCTTGCTCTCCATCTTCCTAACTCCCTTCATTTGAAAAAACCTTTTTAATATAGAAAAAAGTTATGGGGACCTCTAGTATCCCCACTTCCTGGCGATTTACACGCCTACCCCTCTGGGCGATGGGTTTCTACGGCTTATTAGGGCGGTAGTCGGCGGGTCTTCTCCCTGGTCTTACCTGCCCCAAAAGCGGTGATTTGAGCCTGTGGGATAATGTCGTTATACGAATTGTAAAGTCGTTATGGTAAGCTAGGCTCAAACTTGGGCCGCACTATAGTTATTCCGTCTACTGAACAAATGTTCTAGTGTGCCCTGGGGAAGCAGGCAAAGTATTGGCTTCGCACTTCAGCCCAGGGTATTGGCTCGTAGGTCTCTGGTGCTCTATCATTTAAGGGTTTGCTCCCGGGTCTACCGGTATTCAACAGCATGAGTTCAAGATGCGCAAGGCTATGACAACTAGGGCAAAGGGCTTCCCGATTACTTTGAGTATCGTTCTCATGGTTGCCGTCTTTGTGGTGAATGTGGATTGCGCCTCGATTGTCGCAGCTGCGACAGATGCCGTTCTTCACTTCTCCCCCTCTGTGAGTTCCCTGACTTCACCCTCTACGATTTGCGGTATGTCCTGCCCGGGTCCCAGGTTATACTCAACGTGGGTGATGCTGATTTCCTTGTGGTCGTCAATGGTGATGCCAATAGGAGCTGGCCTTCCCCAGCGTTCACGGTGCCTGCGTTCAAGGAAAGCCATACCAGGTAGCCACTCTTTCTTTTGGAGAGCTGTTTCTTTTATCATTGAGGCTAGTTCAGCTTCGGCCTCAGCTTCAGCCCTTTTTAATGCTTCTAGAAAGGAGGAATATATCCCCCCGCCGTTGTTCGCTTCCTCTTCGCCCCTTTTCTGCCAATCGGCGAATGTTTGATGATTAATGCCCACGGCTTGGCAGGCAGTAGAGAAGTAATTGCCATCTCTGACGTACTTACAGATTTTGGCTTGTAGTTCTGGGGTCAATTTCGTAGGTCTGCCGGTCTTCTTCTTAATAGCAAAGGTATTAGTTAAACCTTTCGCCTCACCCCCTTCCGTAGGTTTCCCCCTCTCCGTTGGTGGAGTGGTTAGGGCTTGGGCGGTATCCTGGTTGTTGTCATTATTAGCGGTCATAGTGTGGTTCTCCCCCTTAGTAATCCCCCGTTATAAGAAAAGATATAGTATATAAGATATATAATAGTAGAGTAGATATATAAGGATGTTGAGAATTGTTGAAGCAGTGTTATAACAGACCTTCAACAGCGTTCAGCATATGTTGACACTTTATAGCTAAACAGGGTAAGGGTTTTGAGGTTTTAAGGAGTTGGCCCCAGTGTCCATGGTGGTCAAGGTCATGTCAAAAGTCTCCCCCAAAGTGTCATCGAAAAGTGTGCCGGCAGAGACTTTTTCGCCCCTTTTATTTTTGTTGACCTTTGTTGAACATGTGTTGAAATGGTAAGGGCTTAATGCCCTGGTGTTAATCGCGGGCCGGGCAACTTGCTGAAGGTCCGCCCGGCTCAAAAGGAAGAGGTGAGAAATGAAACCAACTTAATGTCCTCAGTTAAGAACGTCAAGGACTATACCAAGCAAAACTCTATCCTTCCTAATTGTCAATTATAAAACTAATCTCATTTACTTGTCAATAGCAAAATAAATTATCATCGCACTTTGAGACTACAATGCGATAAAATAAAACATGGGTATTACCAAATATATTATGATTATGTAAAGGCAGACTATTGACATTAGACAGACTTTCATTATAATAGGTAGTGTAAGGTAAGAAGATGAAGAAAGCAAAGATTTGCCCAAGATGCGGAAAGGTTTTAACGCTACTCGAAGATAAGAAATATGGCGGTAAATGGTATGGTCATCTGTATAACCTTGCGTCTTTTCTTTCAGGCAAACTAAGGGAACTACCCTGTGATTATAACGAAAGAGTAAGGTAAATAAACGGAAAGGAGAACGAGAAGATGACTAACAAAGAACTGGTAGAAAGTTTTGCTAGTGGTGCGGTTGAGGGATATGGAAGCCATCTAACAATCAGGCAAGATATTCTTTACTCTTATGCTATGCCTATTGCCAAGAGATTAGAGGGTGGCGGTTTCCAAATCAGCAATGCTATGCGAGCACTTGGTGGCAACCCAGTATCGCAGACAACTAGTACCCATATCGGTCTAGCTCATTATTATTGCAAACCTAGCGTTCTGGTTGATATGGTCAAAGTCACTCAGTAATGGGCGGTCTATCCGAATAGGATACTGAAGAGCCTAACACTAATAAAGGGGGAAACGGAAAATGAACGATGATGAAAGAGGTCTTTACCAAAAGTATATTATCAGTAAGGCTAATGGCGAACCGCTTGACCCTAACTTCTATGCTATAGTCTTGCGAATAGATGGCGGAAGATATGTAGATGCTTGCCGTAATGGGGTATTAGCCTTTGCTTCCGAAGTAAGGTCTCTGAATGAGCAATTAGCACATGACCTCTACAATAAAGTTATAGAACTCATCCGTAAGGAAGTAGCCCGCAAGTAGGGCAGAAGGAGAGAAGATGGCACAAACAAAGGAATGTAGTCACCCCATTTTAGAATGGGTTTTGAAAGAGGGCGTTCTGCTAAAGATATGCGTCAACTGCAAAAAGGTAATTATTGTTGCGAAGTCATAGGGCACTAAATAAGGAGGAG